CAATAAAGCTACTAGACTGTTTGATAACAGCGGCCGCACCCAAGCCTCAAAGCTTGTAGATGGAGGAACTATAAGCGAGCAGATTCGCGAATTAAGTACAAAAATGTTAGCAGAAGGCACTGCCACCGAAGCTGATTTAGAAGCGCTTCGGGGCGCAAATCGTGCAAGCATCAAGGTCGGACAAGCGGTCAAATCCGAAGGGCTAACGAGCTGTGTTGAAAAATATGACGAAATTGAACAAGAATTACAAAATGCAGCAGCCGGCGGCGTCGGAACAGCGGCCACATCTCTTTCTGGCACCGGAAAGGAGCGCGCCGCAGCCGCCGATGCTCTGAGGCGCGAACAGGATCCAGAAAAGCGTACGGTATTCGTCGACAGCGAAATTGAATATAACGAAGAATGTATACTTTTGAGTCAGATCGTGCCATTGGCAAAATATCATCGAGTATTAACCCTCACGCCCGGGCCAACAGAACAACGCCTACCATACGTCTTAAACAAGGGTGCTACGCGAATTGGAAATGCGCCACTTTTAGTAGATGGAGAATCGTACGGGTTTATTAATAGACTAACGCAAACTGAGTCATACAAAGATCTATTCAATATGCCTACAGAAGATATCGCAGCATTACAGCCTCTGATAAGGCTTTTTAAAGTTGTGGAGGGTGAGGACTCTCTTGTCGAGCACGAAATTTCATTTGACTCGTTTGCGTCTGATGAATACGGAGACATTACTGATATTTTTAAGAACAAAGCCCGCCGCGGCTTCGGAGTTGGACTTAAATCTTTTAATTTAGTTTTTGACGGACAAGATATGTTTGCTGCATCCCGCACAATTAAAGCTACCTTAAAATTACAAGCCAATAGTTTTGATGAATTTTTAAAACAGAGGATTAGCTACCCTAGAAGCTCAAAAGAAAAAGCCCAAGCATATCGATATATCGATTTAGCACTTAAAACCGGTGGAAAAAACATAGAGAAATACGCATCGTCTGAAAACGATCTTAACTTTAGATTAAAAGCTGTTTTTGGTTATAACCCACACGTCAGAAATATAAAAACATCAACAGGGGCCCTCAATGAATCATTCGTATCTGTAAACTTAACACCCGTAACACATAATTTTGATTTTGATGAGCAAGGTCGAGTAACATTCACTATTGAATATTTTGCCTATATTGAGGAAGCTCTATCTAAGCCGAATCTTAATATATTTACGGAGCCTTATATATTCTCCAAGATCTTAGCACGACAAATTGCATATAATACGGCTGAATTGAATGCAGCTTGCAATACCTCATCACCAGAAAGTGCTCAGAGCGCCAAGCTTGAACAAGAAAAGGTCGATGCAAAAGAAATTGAAAATGAAAAAGTGTGCATGATGAATCATTTAATGACCCAACTTTTTAGAGAAAACAAAGTTTATATTTTAAAGTTTACTCGACCTGAACTTAGAAGGTTGGTTCAAGAGGGTCCTTTTTTCAAGTTTGATCAGGATCAGGTTCAAACGCCATCATCAGATGCTTCTGATTCGCTGTCTGATGATTTGACTAAGCTTTGGAAAAAATTCAAAGACGAGGAAACCAAACAAGTGTCAGCGATCGAAAGATCGCTTGTCAGTCCACCATGGACCGAAGCAGTACAGATACCGTACCTGTATGTGGGCGATATTATCGATATTATCATGGGCGAAATGACATCTTTTCTTGAAACTGTTCGTGCAATAATTGCTGATTCGAAAGACTTTGATGGCTTACCATATGATCCCGCACTTAAAGGATTAGAACTTAATAATTTGGGACTACTTCTCGAACAATATAAGAAGTTTAGACTTGTACTGGGTCCGTTAGAATTGTATGATCATTCAACAGAGAGATATACTAATGTTAATTTTGCAGATGTTCCAATATCGGTTGCTATGTTCAGTGAATTTTTGACATCTAAATTGCTACAAAAAGATCAAGCAATATACCCTTTAACTCAGTTTTTAAAAGATTTGTTTAATCTGTTAATAAAAAATTATTTAAATAAATCTACCTGCAAGGGGGCAAATATTAAGCAAAAAACTCGTTTATTTGAATCAGTTATCACGTCATACGGAATGGACTTAGGTAAAGATAGATACATGGATCGTATCACGCACAGGATACGAACGGGTATGGAAAATGACAATTTAGGTCCGAGATTGTTTGTTAGCAACGATCGCAAAGCGGTATCTATATTGAATATTTCCGGCAAATCTCAATATAAAACCCCAAATGAGGGATATAAAAAAGAATTTAACCATTTTGTGTTTTATGCTGGCCGAGTGCAGCCGGCAAATATGATGAACGGTATTCAATCTGAAGATGAGCAGCGCGGCATTTTTCACTATTTATTGGGTAAAAATAAAGGGATTGTTAAAAATATACATTTGAAAAAAACCACCTCTCCGGGACTAAAAGAAGTCAGGTTCGAAAGTGAAGGTCTTCGTGGATTGACACAGCTTTACGAACTTTATGACGTCGAAATCGATAGCTATGCTAACGTCCGAGCCTTCCCCGGTACATATATATTTGTTGATCCGCAAGGGTTCGCCCCAAATCTTCCTGCATATGGCAAAGAATTTGACTTGACGGACATAGGTATTGGGGGTTACTACATGATCATCAGAAGTCAACATGAATTCGCTCCGGGGGTTGCTAATAGTAAACTTACAGCAGTTTGGGTTCATGGAGGCAATTCTCAAGTGGGACAAAAACTCGTCGAACAAGGGGGCGGCAAAAACACCACAGTTAAGGGTAAATGTAACGCTAAGCGCAAAAAGCTTGGTCTTTATGAGAATGCAGCCGTGTCCGGCTTGAGTGAAAAAAGTTTCGCCACCGCCAACGATGCACAAGATCAGGTATCATCTGAGCGCGGATTGACTGAAAAATAATAACCTACAGGAAACAACAAAATGTCTGAATCATATATAGAAAATTCTGGAGAAGGCACATTAAAAACCTACAACAAAAAAATAATATACAATTTTAAAGCGTCGAATTCGATCAGAGATTATAGCAATTTGATAAACTTTAATTTTGGAGAAAAGTTTTTTTATGGAAAGGTTCAACGTGACTTTGTACCAATGTTTTTTGACAATAACGCAATTAAGTTAAAATCACTATCTTCTGCTCCATCCGAGGGTTCTTCATATAGTGCGGCAGGTTTTGTGGCAGATGCTTTTCAAGATTTAGTTGAGCAATTCTCCAAAGCGATTGCCAGTAACAAGATATATACAGATGAGCAGTATTTAAGTCGGATTACCGCGACCAAAGCATTCACCGATCCGATCGCCCTTTATAACGAGCACCTTATTACACTCACAGAGTCGCTTGTGGGTCGTCTAAAAGAAGATGAGACGATAGAAATCGAAGACTTCGACGATTTTGTTATGTACTTCAAGAGCCTGATACTTAAAAGCTGCAAAGAAATACCATTTACTTTATCGGCTTACTTAAAAAGCAAGTATTGTCCCATGACAGTTAGCGGATTAGTCATAGAAATAGCAGATATAGATTACTTTAATGACGAAGAAAAGGTAAAAAACTTTTATAATAGTAAAAATTGGGAATTTTACTTAAATGTTTGCAGATCATATGGGTTTTCGGTAGACAAAGATATTCCATGGAGATTGGTAGCCGACATTGCATCAGAACCAATGTTGAGGTATGCTCAGAGATATGGCTTCGGACAAACCGACTTAATTTTAAATTCGGGCTTCTCGCGTCCCGACGCATTTTTTATGAAAAAATTTAGAGAATATCTTTTAGATGTATACAACAGAGTGGTTGAAAATGAAATAGCGAAACTAAGGTCGTGCAAAAATGGATTAATTGTGCAGTATAAAAAGCCCAGAAAATACAACATTGAGCAATTAGAAAGCAGGTTTAATGACAGCAGGTTGCTTGAATTATTTTTTGATATTCGATTCGCCGAGGATCCGAAGGTCTTTACAAAAGAAAAAAAAGATGCTATCATTAGAAAGTGCTTAGAGATTAATCTCACCGGCGGGCCCCGAGCGTTTTTGAATAGCTTGCGCGTATTCGAAAAAATTATCAATCAACCATTTGACTACAACGGCTCAACGAGTTATCTTTATACAAAGTACAGAAAAGGATTCGGAGACAAAATTGTATTATCAAAGCCTCGACGATAAAACAGAGTGTGTTGGCATATATGCTGATGGTAAGTTATATTTTGACGATATTCCGGATGGATTAGAGCGAACATGGCGCCACAGCGGGTTTTCATCTGAGACTGTCGAATATGCATGGATTATGTGCGGAGGCAAACTTCTATCCGAGGTGTGCCCCTCTAATTTGGAGGAGGACTTGAAAAAAACTCAGGCGAAATTCAAAGCATATTTGAAATCCTTTAAGATCGCAAAGATCAATCTTCATGAATTTTGTTTTTTTGATTTGGTACCAAAAGACTTTCTACTTGAATTTTGCGAAGTTAAAAATAAAATCACACAACACGTTTTTGAAAACTTTGAAAAACCCAAAAACTACAAACACTTAGCAGATATCCATAAATTACTACATAAAATAAAATATAGACAACTAAATCTGGATATTAGCGATTGTAGAAGTTTATTTAATTCAACTGCAGATCGACAAAAAATAAAAAATATACTTGCCGGCTCTCAACATATTGATTATAATTTGTTCGGTACGGTAACCGGACGACTTACAACTGGCGGCTCCGGTGTTCCAATCTTAACAATGAAAAAAGAATATCGTAAAATAATCAAACCCAAGAACGATTGGTTTCTTTCGTTGGATTATAATGGCGCCGAATTGAGAACATTGCTAGCACTTATGGGTGAGGAGCAACCAGACTATGACATTCACATGTGGAACGCTAAAAACGTGTTTTCGGGATTTTTATCTCGCGAAGAGGCAAAGGAAAAGTTTTTTGCATGGCTCTATAACCCAAAATCGGATGCTATAGAACATTCAATATATGATCGAGAAAAGGTCTTGGAAAAGTACTATATAAAGGACACCGTTAACACACCCATGGGCAGGGCTATCGAGGTTGATGAGCGCAAAGCACTAAACTATCTTATCCAAAGCACCACAGCAGACATCGTCCTAGATCGCGCTGTTGCTATTGATAAATTTTTGCATGGCAAGAAATCTTGTGTTTCTCATATTGTACATGATGAGGTGGTTGTAGATTTGGACGACAGTGAACGCGAATTGGTTCCTGAAATTAAAGAAATTTTTGAAAATAACAAGATTGATAAATTTTTGTGTAATTTAAACGCCGGCCAAAATTATTATAATCTGAAGGGGCTTTCGTTATGATTTCAATGATGGGTATTGGTACCGCCGGCGAAAATGTTGTTGAGCAATTTCGCAACAATAAAGAATACAACGTATACATTCTTTCCGACAATGTAGCCAAAAGTTCAAAATATAAATATAAAATTAAAAATCATGAAAATATCGAAGATTATGACGAACCGAAACCAAAGCTCAAAAAATTTCTTAGCACAGTTGATGAACATGTGCAGGTTTTCTTGTGTGGTTCAGGACGAACAGCCAACGCTGCATTATCAATCCTTCAACACATAAAGGATAAGAAAATCGATATTTTCTATATTCAACCAGATACAGATTTACTAATTGGGATTCCCAAAATGCAGGAAAGGGCCATATTTGGCATTCTACAGGAATATGCTCGTTCCGGTTTGTTCAATTCTTTTACAATTTTTAGCAATTGTGAAATCGAGAAAACAATTGGCTCAATACCCATCAAAAAGTACTTTGATACTATTAATCAAACTATTTATTACAGTGTGCATTATAAAAATTTATTTGACCACACAAACCCTGTTATCGGTAATTTAACAATGCCATCGGAGATACAAAGAATACGCTCTATTGGAAGAATTAACCCTCGCACTCTCGAAGAAAATTGGTATTTTGAGCTTGACAACTCTCGCGACGTGTGTTATTATATATGCGTATCGAGTGATAAGTTAGAGAACGACGGAGATCTACACAGCACTATTATTAAACATTTAAAAAATAAACCTCGAAATGCGTTCAAGAATGTTACATACGCAATTTATGAATCGCCTTTCGAATCAGACTTTGGGTTTTGCGTTGCCCATACCAACGTAATTCAACAAAAAACTCTTGACAAGCTAGAGCAAGAGTGATACATTAGATGCCAAGGAACGCTTGGTATACTTTAGACATCAAAAAGGAGAAAACACATGTCAATCAATATGGAACTAATGAAACAAAAACTCGCCTCCCTTCGTGGTGAAGGAACAGGTGATAGAGGACCGTCGATCTGGTTTAAGCCAGATGAAGGCGATCAAGATATTCGGATCGTACCGACTGCTGACGGCGATCCACTTAAGGAAATGTATTTCCACTACAATGTGGGAGAACATAAAGGCGGCATCCTGTGCCCGAAGCGTAACTTCGGTGAGCGATGCCCTGTATGCGATTTCGCGTCTGCTTTATGGCGCGAGGGCACCGAGAAGAACGACGACGAAAGCAAGAAGCTTGCTAAGTCACTTTTTGTCCGTCAACGTTACTTCTCACCGGTCGTGGTCCGAGGACGCGAGGAAGAGGGAATCAAGGTATATGGATATGGTAAGACAGCCTATGAGTTGTTGCTGGGCTATATTCTTGATCCAGAATATGGCGATATTACTGATACTGTTGAAGGTACTGATATTACCCTTACTTATACTAAGCCAACTCGTCCCGGTGCATATCCACAGACCAACTTAAAGATGCGTCGAGGCACTAGCCCCCTCCTGAGTGACGAAGACGCACTTCCCGGGCTTCTTCAAAATATGCCCGATTTTGATAGCTTATTCGAGCGTTTAACGCCAGAACAAGTTGATGCCATTCTTGACGAACAATTGTCGTCTGAT